GATGCAGAAATTGTGACTAAGCGAAATGAGGTCGCTGTTGGTGAGATTGAATGCCGTCCCGGTGCGCTGATGCGCGGTCATCGGCGACGTTGGCGAAATACTGGTGAACGGCCAGAAGTGGCAATGACTTATGTAGGGCGTGTCGTGTGAGTTATCGATCAGGATGCCGTTGTTATTGTCGCCGTAAACCCATTCGATTTTTTGTCTGGCCCATGAATTACCGCCGCCCGACGTACTGCTGATCCCCGTCGCGAAACCCATGATCAGGCAATAACCAACGTAAACGTCATCACCGTTGATTGTGATGCCAGTTCCGCCGAACCCCGCCGAACTGGCCGCCGGGGTGACGAGCCCCTGGCGATAGATCGGCACGCCTTTGATACCGGACCCGCTGTCCATCCGCACCGTGGCACCCGTGGGCAGTATCAACGCGCCGTTCAACGTTGTCAGATCGAGTGCGATATTGCCGGGGTTGGTGTTGCCGGGGACGTTCCACCCGCCGCGTAGCGTGCGCCCTTTCAGAAGGGCGATGGTCGAGGCGCAGAAATGTCGCCCGGTCGGTGACAGCCACACCTCCTGACCTGGAGCGGCGAACGCGATCGCCGCGTTGATCGCGGCTGAATCATCAGTCGTTCCGTCCCCCGCCGCGCCATGATCGGTGACGAAGACCCAATGATCGACCCCCGCGCCACCGCCGCTGTGCGCGTCCACATAGGCTTTGTTGGCGGCCTGGGAGGCGATTGTCGGCGATCCCGACAGGGTCAGCGGCCCGGTCATCGCGACATGGCCGTCGAGCGGCAGGAATGGGCCACCAGAGGGATCGGTGACGATCGTGGCGGCGACGTAATCGCGCAACGCGGGGGCCGTGAACCGTCCCGAGCCGGCGTGCTCACCGACGAACGATGTATCGTCCGTCACCATTCCCAGGACCGGCAAATCGGCGATGCGAACGCCTTCGACCGGGGCGCCGCCGGTTGTCGTGATCGTCGTCGTCATCTGGAAGTCCCGCTCAGAATGATGGTGTCGGTCAGCACCGGCGGCGTCGCGTCGGTCAGCAGGATCAACGGCTCGGCGGCGCGCGAGACCATCGGGCGGACATGCAAATGCCCTTCGGCAAGCAGCTCGGCCTCGCCGCCGCCCTCCGCGTCGAAGAACACCGCCCAGCGGCAGCGCAACGGCCACGCGCCCATGGTGCCGGCGGGGACGACAAGGCGGAACGTGGCGGTGGCGGTGTCGTAGACGGTTCCCGTGGCGGACCACATCACCGTGCCAGGCCCCGCGACGCCGCCGCCATACCAGCCACCCCAACCATAATCCCATCCGCATCCCCAGCCGCCGAAGTTCGGACCATGGCACCCTCTGCTGTCGGGCCAGACGAACAACGAGAGCGCCGGCCCGCCGATGCCGCCCGTGAGCGCGATCGGCACCGCATCGGGGCTGTCGCGATCAACGATTGAAACAAGCAGCGTGACGCTGTCGCTGCCGCCCAGGACCAGATCACGCGTCGGCACGCGCACGGGCGAGATACGGTCGAGCGGCAGCGTGAGAGCGAAGGTTGTCATGACGGCGCCACGATCCAGTGATCACAGGTGAACACGAACCGCTTGCACGCCGGGCACCAGTGTTGGGTGCGCGATCTCACGTCACACGCACCATGACCTGCGAGCCGTTGCGGTAAAGCTCATCCGGGCCGACCCCGCCAGCCGCCGCCGCCGCGTCATTGGCGTAACTCGTCGTTCCCCTCAGTTTAGAGGCGGTAAGCGATAGCAAGCCATAAACACCATTGACCGCCCCGCCAGGATGGGAATTGCTCCAACCGGAACCCAGCACAACGTTGGCCTGGATATTCCCTGGATTATCGGTATCGAAATAAACTCCCGTGCCCGATGGTGCGTTGCCCTGCAAATCGAGATTATCCACCTGGAGGCGGCCGGTGTTGAATTGCGCGACCAGCGGTTGCGTCCAGGCACTGGCCGAGGACGGGTATATTTTCGAATTCGTGAGACGCAGCCCGCCTGCGTTGATGAAAACCGCAGAAACAGCAGAGGCGTTCACTACGAACTGCGCGTTTGCTATCATCGCCTCCTGCCCGCCGGTCTGACTGTATATCGGGAACGGCGAACTGTTGTGAGCATACCAGTTCGATATAGCCAAGGAACGACCCCCGGCGAAGGAGACAAGCGGTTTCGTGGCGTCCGATCCGGCGGTCGTGTAAAAGTTCGTGATTTGAAGGAAGAAGCAGTCGGCGATTTCAATGGTCGCCTGCCCCGCGTCCATTCCCAAATTGGTGAAACTGAACCACCCGGCGGCGGCGTCGGCCGTGAATACAAGCCGCGACGTGAAGCAGGAAATGTTCTGCGCCGTAAGACCGTTCTGACCACCGATCCGCATGGCGATGGTCTGGCCGTCCGTATAAACGCCCTGGAGTTGGCTTGTGTTCAGTCCGAACACCCAGAACTCGATATCAGACAAATGCGCCCAGTCGGCGACCGGTGCGGCGAGGGTGCCGCCAATCGCGATACCGATGTTGAACGCGCATAGCTTCAACCCATCGATCCAGAAGCACGCGCCATCCGCGTTAATGCCATTCCACGCGCCGCTGATGCAGACGTTCAGAACCTGGATACGCCCGCTGTTCCCGCTGGTGGCGATTGCCCACGGGTATTGCACGCCGGTTCCGCCCTCATGCGATGTGCCACCCGCCGCCAGCGTCTTGAACGTGGAACGGCTCGACGCGGTACTAGGTTGGACGAAATAGAAATACAAATCACGGATCGTGGAACCGGGATCAATCAAGGATGCCGTGCAAAGGATAACCGAAGAGGCAGCAGCGTCGAATGTCTCATCGATGACGAGAACGGACGCGCCCTGCGCGTCGCCGTAAAAAGCCTGACCCTTGGTCAGGATGATCTGATGCCGAATAAGATACTTGCCGGTCGGCAGATAAACCGCCCGCAGGCGACCGCCGTCCGGCGACAATTGGGAAGCCGCCGCGTTGATCGCGGCTGAACTATCCACCACGCCGGTCGGATCAGCGCCAAAATCAAGCACATTCGCCACATCCGCCGAACGATCCTGCGCTGACCGCGCCACCGTGCCGCCGGTCGCGGTCCAGTAAAGCGGCCCCGTTACGCTTCCAGCATCAACTGAACCGGGTGGCCCCATGGGTCCGGTCGCGCCGTTCTCACCATCCTCCCCAGGCGACCCTGGCGGTCCTGGCGGACCGATCCACCGCTCCGGATCGGGCGGCCCGGTGTCGGTGCCGGGATAGTCGGAATATCTGAGCTTATAGGCGTTCATGTCGTCACCTGTTGCATCTCGGTGTCGGACAGAGCGCGCGGCCAGTATTGCACGCGGCGAAGGTAACCCGTGGAACTCTCCAGGGGGATGCCGGTCTGAAACAGCACGATGCCGGTCGTGGCCGCGTCGAGAAAGCCGGTCGTTTCGGATCCGGAAGCGACCGCGCCGCCGTTCAAACACACCTTACCCGTGCTCGGCGCCCACGCGCTCACGGCCTTGGAAACGGCACCGCGCGTCAGTGTGTTGACCGATGCGACAACCGCGTTGCCGTCAAACGCGGCGGCCTGCGCCGTGGCGCTGACGAACAGCGGCGTCTTTCCGCCGGCTGACGGATAACCAATGATCCGGGGCGCGTTGGAGGTGGGTGTCGTCTGATGAATGAACTCGGCGAACCAGGAACCCGGCCCGGCGACGAACCATCCCATGTTGGCCTGCGCGATGGACGGGCCGTCGACCGCCCGCGTCACCGCCGCCGCTGTCGTGGGGATATGACTGGTCGGCCCGAACGAGCCCTGCTCGACCTGCACGCCCCAGACATAAATCCCCTGGCCGACAACGCCCACGGACGAGCGGTTGTCACCGGACGCGGAAACAGCCGCGCAGAGTCCGATATACACGCCGAGCGTGCCCGTGGCACTTGGCGCCAGCGTGAACGATACGCGATACCAACCATTCGGGAACGGGATTATCGACACCGATTTGTTGGTGATGCCGGCCACGAGATCGGCGCCGACGAGCCCGGTGCCGGCGGTGAGGTCGAAGTAAGCCGCCGCCGCGCCGCCCGCGTTGATCTGGTAATACATGTTCGCGCCGCCGCTCGTCTTGACGAACGCCGAAACCGTATAAGTCGTGCCGGATGTTCCGGTGACGACACCATTGATCACGGAGCGTATGTCATTGGCGGTCGAGGTCGCCGCGAGCAACGCCGCCGTCGTCGTTCCGTCCGGCGCCACAGCCGCGTTGGCGGTTGTCGTGGCCGTTCCGCCCGTGGCCCAGTTGGCGCCTCCCGGCAGGACACTCGGCCAGAGCAAATTCGCCCGTGTCTCCTCGATCAGCAACCCACGCAACGATCCGCCCGTGTAGTCCCAACGCGGCGCGTTGATCGCCGCCGATCGTATCGTTCCGCTCGCGTCGGTATATGTCGCGGTCGACGCGCGGGCGAACGTGATACGCGGATCGAGCGGCGCGCTCATGAAGTTAAGGTCGAGCGTCGCACCGGCGGGCCGGGCGATGCGCACCCCGCCCAGGCACGCGTCCACGACCATCGTATCGGTCACGCATTGACCATACGCCGACACCGACGCGGGAAGTGCTATCCCAGCCAGCAACAGTGAGCGCCGACCTATCACCTCACCACTCACGCGCCACGAACGCCTGCGCCGTGGTCGCGCCGATGATCGAATACGCCTGCCCGGACGCCGGGCTCATGCACAGAAACTGCTGGCCGACCGGGATCAGGATCGAGGGTGGACCCTGCACCGCCGCCGCCGTCTCCGATACCCACAGGCTGCCCGCCGACTGGTTCTGGATCATGCAACCGTGCCGGCCGCTCCACGCTGGTATGGCCACCTGCGCGGTGCCCCCGGCGGTGATGGTGCCAGAGCGGTCGGCGTAGGTGACAGCCTGCCCCAGCGCCATCGCGGGCAGCAACAGAACAGCCAATATCAAAGCACATCGTTTTGTCATCAGAAATATTCTCCCACGACCCGCTCGCCGCTCGTCGGCAACGCGGTGATGGCGAACAGCGTCCGCATCGCCTGCGCCACATCGGCCGGCTTCTGCTCGGCCGGCGGAAATTTAGGCGCGAGATTGTAGGCCGCGAGAGCCTCATAGGCCGGCGCCGCCATCTCCGGGATGTCTCCCGAGGTCCACCGCGCGATGCCCTTGCCCACCAGCTCGGTGTGAACAGCCATGACGCCCTCGACCGCGATGTCGTGCGAGGCGATGCCCATGGCACCCCGCCGGACGCGCCCCTCCAGCAACGCCACCAGGGACGGATCGGCCGCCTTGCCGAAGGACGAGGCCATCTGCGCCGCGGTCAGCTTGACGTATTCCTCGACGAAGGCGCGCGGCACGGCGGTTCCATCCCACCAGACCAGCGCCTGGGCATCGAGCGCGGCGTGAACGCTGGCCACCTTGTCGAGCGCCAACGCCTGATCGGAGGGGAGCGGCGTTTCGTCCGAGGCGATGACGCCCAGCTCGACGAGCGCCATCGTGGCGATGGTGGCGACCGGCACCATCTCGGTCATGGTCGGCCGGTCGTCGAGAGGCACCACGGCGACGTTGAGCCGCCGCAGCGTCCGCTCGGCGATCGTCGAGACGGAGACGGTCGCGGTCACCTCGGCTGCGCGGTCGGCGGCGGTGCCGGCAGGTGGCCCGGCGTCAACGATGGATCGACCGCGACATAATTCCAACCGAAGCTCGGTGTGTAACACAGCATCCAGTACGTCTGCGAGGCGATCGGGTGCGACGGGGTTCCCGGCTGGCCGGGCAGTCCCTGATCTGGCCGTCCCGGCGACGGCGGCGGACGCGGCAGTCCCTGATCAGGCGCACCAGGGGAGGGCGGTTGGATCGGATGCGTAGGCACCCCTGGCGACGGCCAGATGGTGCCCGGCGGCGTGCCGGGAGGCGCGGGGACGATTGGATGCGAAGGCACCGGCGGCGGCCACACGCCCACCGGAGGCGGCGGCAGGCCCTGATCGGGCCGCTCTGATCCTACCCCGTAACCAGGGTCCACGGGACCCTCGACACCGGGGAGCGCGTTATCGGGATGGCCAGGAGCGCCAACCCGCAAGAATCCATGCACATAGGGCAATTACTTCACTCCTTTGATAATTGATCACCGCCGCGACGCTGATCCGCTGAGCGTGTCCGGAGGCGGCGTCGGAAGGTCATTGGCGTCGGTGATGATGCCCGCCGCGAGGCTGGACATGCGCGTGGCCGGCGCGGCCGGCGCCACATGCCGCGCGTCAGGCGGCGGCGGCGGCTCCCACGGCACGCCGGTGGGCGGGCCTGACGGGGCGTTCGGGTCCAGCCCAAGACCGATCAGGTGGGCGTCGCGGGCCATCGTGTTTTCCTCGATCGTGCCGCCCGCCCCGCCACGCGCGCCGATCGAGCCGTCGCCGTTGTAATCGAGGATGATCTGCGCGCCGATCGTCGCGGCGGCCATCGCCTGCCGCTGCTCCGGCGTGCGGGTGGTCGCGGCGGCCGGCTGTGCCTTGGGTTGGGACGCGGCGCCGCCCGTGGTCGAGGCGCGTGCTTCGTGTTCGTCGGGTTTCGTTGCCATTTCAGTCTCCTTATGGTTGACGCGGCCCGCGGATAAGCTGCTCGACCAGGTCCCGCAGGTGATCGAGTTCTCTGACGTTGTCGTCCAGCCGCGCGCCAAGAACCGCCATGGAATGCGAGTTGTTCCACGCGATGCCGATCAACGCGGCCAGCATCAACGGCGCGAGCGCAACGGCGAGTTTGAGCCACGGCGACAATTACGCATCTGCAACGGCAGCGGTGAAGACACTCACGATCCCCGCATCGACCGGCTTCGTGGTGTCAACGGTCGGGTCGGTGCCGAAGCGCAATTTCCCGATACCGCGCATTTCCTGGATGCCTACCCCATGAAAATATCCGTAATCCCTCACGTTCGTAGTCGATTTCATCCGTTGCGCCCAGGCAACGCCCAGTGCCTGCGCGCCGCACAGCGCGGACATCGCCACGTCAATGCCGCCAGTGCCCGCCCCGGCGATGACCGGCATCTCCGGCACCTCGCGGATGATCACGCCGTTGTAGAGAATGTCCCCAGCGGTGAACAACGGATTGTCGCGGCCACGATCCCACGCGTATTGCAACGTATTGATGATCACCGGGTCCTGCATGAGATCACGGAACGGCAGCGACGGCATGAAAAAGACGAACCATTCCTCGTCGTCGTTGACGCTGATCGGCCGGATGCGCGGCGACGCCGTGCGGGCAATGCGTTTCGCCAACGTGACGGTGGCGGCGGTCATCTTGTCGGCGGTGTTGTCGATGGTCAGCAGCGCGGTCGCCATGACGCCGGAGACGGCGTTTGCCTTGGATGCCCCGAACAGCACCCGGTCGGCGTTGTTCACCATCCAGGTATTGCGCTGGCCGGCGGTGGCCGCCGCGTAGGACACCTGCACGTTATTGTCGGCGGTGATCGCCTCCAGCGACGTGATGATGTCGTTCCGCATCTTCTCCAGCTCCCAGACCATCAGGGCTTCCCTGGCGGCCTCGCGGAGGTCGATCACGCTCTTCTGTTCGTCCCAGTCCGAGACGGCGACGGCGTGCCGGAACGCGGACACGACCAGGTTGAGGCTCCGGGCGTTGAGGATTTCCTCGTTGCCCTCCAGGACGGTGTTTCCGGAGACTCCCGCGCCGACCAAACGCCGGACGGTCGGGAACACGACGGTGTCGCCGGCCTTGCGGGTCAGATCCTCACGGACCTGGATCATCGCGCCCATGGTGGTTCCCATGTAGCGCGCGAACTGGTTCTTGCGGACGTACTCGGTGAAAAAGTCGCTGTCCCAGATGAGCGGAGTCAGTCCCGCTCTGGCGGGAGTCACATTCATATCGGCCAACGGGGGCCTCCTGTCGCGGGGATTTTCGGGAACGTGAACGGACGCCCGGATAAAGCCCGGCGACGGCTCAACGCCCGATCAGTCCCCCGGCGACGGGGTCGCGCTGCTTAAGGGCCAGCGGTGCCCAGCGCCCGTATCAACCCCGGCGACGGGTTGCCTTCGCGTCCGCGATACGCCCGATTGTGCCCGGCGACGGCGGCGGTTGCTCCAGCTCGGCCTCGTCCTCACGAACGGCGGCCGCGATCAGTTTAGCATCGGCGAGGCAGGCAGCGATAGTCCCGCGCTTTTCCGCCTCCGTTTCCGGCACGCGACGCTGGAGGCGCGCGGCGTAGAGGATGACGGTCATGGTAGCGAGGTCGGTCACCTGATCGACACGGGGCGCAGCGGTATCTCACCCAGTAGCATTGAGACCAGGACCAGGATGAAGATCAGCGCGACAATGGCGATGGCGATCGTGCCGAACGGAGCAGGCAGCGGGAGAAGTTGGATCACCCAGACGATCACGCCAAGGATCAAGCATAAGACGAGCAGCCAGATCAACAACGTGATCATCTCCGCCTCTCAGGTCGTTTCAGTATGTCATCCATGCTCATTGGCCCTGAAAACCCGTTCATCCCCCGTGGCGCGCTGCTCCGCGCGTTCGCGAGGCTCGGCGGCATCCCGGCGACCGGCGACACCGGCGGCGGATCGGCGCCCCGCTCGGCCTCGATCTTTGCCCGTATCTTCGCCTCATAAGCCGCCGGGTCGGTGCCGATTTCCTCGTGCAGCCGCGCCGTCGCGTTGTTGTCGATCATCCACTGGTAAGGGTGCGGCTGCGAATACAGCTCGGCCCACAGCCTTGGCTCGGCCTCGCCACGCTTTTTGAAGTACTCGGTCTCGCGGTCGATGACCTCTTTGCCGTGCTTGTCGAGCGCCATCATCTCGCTGGTGTTCAGGCGCTCGTTCAGCACCACGCCGCGCATCCTGCGCGTGTAGCCCTCGGGGTCCGTTGCCGGGTCGATCGGCGGCAGCGGCTGCGGCGGTGGTGGTGGCGGGCCTTTCTTCGCGTCCTCAAGTTGCTTCGCCAGCGCGTCCCGCTCGGCCTCGGCGCGG